TTACTATTAGAAACTTGGGTTTAAAAAAATAAAAATTATGGCAACTATACCATTAGGACAAAAATTCCACACTACAGAAAGCCCCGCTACAGGAGGGCCGAGCACAACTAACAAAGGGTCCGCCCAAGCCAACACTTTAAGGGAGGCTTATACTATGCAGGATATCATAAACACTGTCCCAGCGGCGACGGGAACTATTACGGGTTCTGGAACATTAGATTTTTTACCTGTCTTCACAGCAGCAGAAGCTATTGGAGATTCTCCTTTTTCTGTAGACGGATCAAATAACTTAAAGATCCCCTCTCTGGTTTTAAACTCTACCGACACTACTACCTCTATGGGGTTCCCCACAGCATCAACTTTTGAGCTGAGAATATCGGGAGATTTAAAACTTTCTTCTGATGCCACCTCAATAACTTTATACTCTAATGCAGGGGATGAAAGACTAACTACTACCGCGAAGGGTATAAAAGTAACGGGACAAATGGACTTAGCTGCGTTGAATACAGCTCCGACAAGTGCAGGAGATACAGGTACTTTAGGTGAGATACGTTGGGCGTTAGATGGTGTAGATGCATATGTGTATCTTTGTACTGCTGCAAACACATGGGTGAGAGCGCCTTTAGTAACTTTTTAATAATAAAACAAAATGGCATATCAAAGATTACAAGTCAGTGAGGGGTTAGCAGTTATACCAAGTAACACTGTCCCTATCCCAGATCCGGCATCGGAGGCGCTAAGCGGCACTGCAGATTTTTCTGTAGCGAGCACTCTTACAGATGTTGGAACCACTTTTCTGTCAGATGGCATACAAATGAATGCTATCGTATATAACACTACGGCTCAAATTGCTTACTTTGTTACAGCAGTTACCGACGATTTAAACTTAGCTCTTAGCCCCGCCACTACTGGTGGTGCTGCTGACAACTATATCATCTTCAACGCTCCTACTAACGCAGCTACTCTGTATGTCGGAACAACAGGAGATCTTGTTGTAGAGATGGCGAGTCAAAGAAACTCTTCAGATACTCCAACACTTACATTTAAAAACATCCCTAACAGTGCTTTCTTACCTGTCTTAGTAACTAAGGTTGGTGCTTCGACTACTGCCACGGATATTATAGCTTTATTTTAAATGCCAACCGGGATAGGAATGGGAATTGCTGGGGAGGTTTTCCAAAACTTCCGTGTCTCTGCTGCTCCAGTAGCTGATTGCCCTACCTCTAATTCTTTAGAGTTCGATGGAATTTCTGACTACGGTCTTATTACCGGGGCACTCGGGATAGGGGCTTTAGACTTTAGTATCTCTTTCTGGATAAAAGTTCCCGATATAACGGGAGGCGGAGTAGGGATGTCTATCTGGGAGTCAGGCTTTGGCGTGACCGCCCCTCTTAAGATTGAATTTGATGCATCTGGGGTACTCACGGCTTCTTCTACGGATGCCACTGTTACGGACTTAATTTTCCCTAACATAACAACTATTCCTAACGATACATGGACTCATATCGCTTTAACTGCAGATCGTTCAGGCGACTGGAAGTGGTATATCAACGCAGTAAATACAACCACGACAGACTTTAGTGCTATAACAAGGAGCTTCCCTACTTCTGCCCTTTCTTATTTCCTTGCTCGAGACAGCGGAGTTTATTTCGAAGGGCTTGCTACTGAGTTCTCTATATGGGATGATGCGTTACGACCATCTGAAGTTCGGGCTATATACACCAATATGTCTGGGGCACAAGATTGTTTAAACGCCCTTGCCTTTGATAACAACCATATCCAAAATGGAAACTTTGAAGCTACACCTTCTGATCTTTATTGGGCTTCCGCGGTTTCGGGAGCAAACCTTATAACTTTTGGGCCTACCTCAGTGAGAATGGAATCTCCTACAGGATCGGGTACTTGCAACTTTAGACAGAATGGAGTGCTGGAGATTGGAGCGGCTACTACCGTAACATATACTGTAACTGCCGCTTCCGGAGTCGGAAGCACTATGACTCTTAGTTTCAGTGGCGGGTCTTCGCTAATTAACACTGTAGGAACTCATACTATGACCTTTACTGCCACATTAGCTGATCTTATTTTTACCCAAGTTGGTAGTGTAGACATGTCTATAACAGATATAATTTGCACACAAGTGTCCACGGCAAACGTAGTTACCTGGTACAGTATGACTGGTGACGCTGGGTGGAACACAATTTCTTATAATATACTTGACGCATCAAATTATATTACGTGGCAAAATATGGACGCCTCTAACCTTTCAACCGACGTACCGACATAATGGCTATAGCAGATAGAAAATACGTGTCCTTAACTGTTGCGCAGGCAAGAACTATAGACTTTACTCAGTTTATAACTACAGACTGGGACTCCGCCCGATGGGATGATACCAGCGATGCATGTTTAGTTAAGTGGGTGGGCCGAACGCCTTCGAGTATCTCGCGTATACGTGGCCTTACAATAAAGACTCTCGGCGAGATGCGAACTAAAGTTAGAACTCCGGGAGACGAATACATATCTCGCGGTCCAGTTCCGCGACGTTAGCCTTATCTTTGTGCCTATGAATAACTGGACAACAAATGTTACGTGGGACGGAGGGTTTTTATATATATATATACAGGAGTAATGCCAGAAGAAGTGAAAGATACATTAACAGTTATAGCTGCCAACGGTGGCGCTTTAGGAGTTAGCTTAACTCAATGCAATGAAATTCTGCAGTTTGTCTCTATGTTGTTAGCTATAGGCTATACCGCATATAGGATATATAAACTTAAAGGCATCAAATGAAGCTGGAGGTATTGCGTATAAGCTCACAAGTGGACTCTACTTCGGGTCTCCTTTTTGATATATCTAACAATAAAAGAAAATTTTTATGCTACACGCTCGAAGATGAAAGCAGGGAAGAAAAGGTTTGGGGAGAGACTTGTATACCTTCCGGCGAGTATTGCCTCGGTCTTAGAACTGTGGGCGGCCTTGACGCCAGGTATTCTAAGAGGTTTGCTGACATTCATATGGGGATGCTTCACGTACTGGATGTACCTAATTTTAAATATATTCTTATTCATTGCGGTAATACTGACGAAGATACTGCTGGATGTTTGCTCTTGGGTGATACTCAAGAAAACAACCTCGTCAAAAAAGACGGATTTATAGGCAAGTCTACTCTTGCGTATATGAGGGTGTATCCTGCTATAGCGGCGGCTTTAGAAAGAGGGGAGGAGGTCACTATTGAATATACCGACTATGATACCTAATTTTTTAGGAGGGTTATTTGGAAGGATCGTAGAGAATGCAGAAGGCATCCTCGACGAAGTTATCACGACCAAAGAGGAGAAGGCGCAGATTAAATTAGAGTTAAAAAAAATATTACTGGAAGCGGAGCGGGAGGCTTTTAATAAAGAGGTGGAGGATCGTAAAGACGCCCGGTCTCTATATAAAGACGATAGTCTTATTCAAAAAATTCTTGCGACTATTTTTACCGCAGCGTACTTTCTACTTTCATATGTTATGTTTAAGTATTTTGTTTTACATGACGTAGTTCTTTCGGAATATGAGATAGGATTTATCTCAACTATATTCGGAGCTATGTCCGCAAAAGTAAATACTATAGTAGACTTTTTCTTTGGGGGCAGCAGTAAGGATAATAAGTAAAGTTATTTTCTTATCTTTGCCTTAACAATAAATTAAATCTATTAATATGAAAAAAGTAAAAGACGAAGAGTTAAAGCAGTTGCAAGACCTTAATGCGGAGTTTAACAAAATTAAAACTCAGTTAGGGGATATTACTCTGCAAGAACATGGATTGGTTCTAAGAGTACAAGAAATTAAACTCCAGTTCCAAAAAGCCGAGAAAGGTTTAATGGAAACCTATGGAGAGAACGCTGTTATAAATTTAGAAACAGGAGAAGTTAAAGATAAAGAAAATGGCTAAGATTGAAAACACTACCGTATATCCGTTAACGACTCCCTCGGCGGATGACTTTATTATTGGAACGGATACAAGCGACGATAATAGAACGGTATCTTTTAGTATCAGTACGCTTACTGCTACGGGTGGTCTTCAGGGTCTTCAATCTGTTTTAGATACGGGTGCTATAGCCACACAAAATATAAACCTTACGGGTAATATAACAGTGGTTGGCACAGTGGAACCCACTACTATTACTGCTTCGGCTTCTACGGGTGCGGCAGGCCAAGTGTTAAGCTCCACAGGAACTGGACTTCAATGGATCGCGGCTGCATCAGTATCATGCTGTTCTCTGGACGACACTCTTACTGTTGGGAATACCACCGCTCAGGATATTAATACCACCGGGAACGTTGCTATGTCAGGGGCAGGGACATCTCTTGCTTTTACAGGAGGGTCTAATATTACTTTAGCTGCAGCAAGTTCTATAACCACAGAGGACGATATTATATTAGGTTCGGCTTCGGTCTTAAACCTTAACGCTACCTCTGTAATAAACGACGCAACGGGGGCCGTAGGGTCAACAGGTCAAATCCTTACAGTTAACGCAGCGTTAGGAGTAGAATGGTCTACGGGTGTGCCAGCAGCTTCTATGCCGACATTACAAGAGGTCCTTACTGCGGGGAATACAGCTACAGCAATAGGAATGGCTTTAAGTGGGGTATCTAATACTACTTTTTCTGTGGACTCTGCTATACAGTCGGCAGGAACAAATGTGTTTAGCGGGAACAATACATTTAGCGCCAATGGAACTACAACGGCCTTAGCAGGCGTCAATCTTACAGGAAGCTTTAGCGATGGAGTAGGTACAGGAACCACGGATCAAGTATTAACTTCTACTGTAACAGGGGTGCAGTGGAAAGATGTCTCTGCAGTGGGGGTCTCGAGTGTAGAAGCCGCTCCGCCATCACTGGCAACAGTCGCCTTGACTCCTATTACCGTAACCCCCATAACGGGAGCTGTTGAAGTAATTCAAAAAATATATAACGGAGGGCCTTTTATCGGATGTGTTCCAGGTTCAGGAACGGCAGGCACCTTCCTTGAGGGGAACGGAAACTGGGCAACCCCTACGGGAGCAGTAACCTCCGTGAGTGTATTAGCTTCAGCAACCTCTACAGGGCCAACAGACGCTATAAAAATATCGCCTACTACCGGAGCGGTTCAGGTTCAGTCTAATGCTTTTGGAGGCGGGGACGCTGTAGGTCACGTACCGGATGCCACTGGAAATACTGCTAAATTTTTAAAGGGTGACGGAACATGGGCCGCGGGATCAGCGGCAGCTCCAGAGTGGGTGCAGACTATAGGTGTGGGAACCGTAAAAGTTACCATGACAGGTGGTGATTATTATATGTCCGGTATTGCAGGTGCGGCCGGAGTTGAGTCTAACACTTCAAATTGGAACTCTAATTTAAGCACGTCTCCTCCTTCCACAGCACCTCCATCAGATGGCCAACATGCTATGAGTATGGTTTATGCAAACAACTCTGTTACAGGGTGTACAACATCTTATCCTAACCACACTCTATGTGACGCCATTATAATGGTCAGCGCGGGCTACTCGGACACGTTTTTTGTTACTCTCTGGAAGGGCCCTCTCGCTTCTCATAGCATTTATCAAGCGGTCCCAGCTGCTACATGGACGGAGGCTATTACAGCAACGAATATAAATGTTACTAAAAACATGACAATAGCCACAAGTGGCACAGAGATCCTTGAGCCAGGGTTTGGGTTTTTTGCTACGGTACGGGCCGCTACTGGTGGTGTACAAGGGACTTGGGTGGCGAGGATAGTTCTTAAATTTAGTGGATCGGTATAATTAAAATTAAATGAAATGGACATTAGAAAAATATCAATCGGCGCAGACTATAAGTCTGGCGCGATGCATTACATAGTAGGGCAGGATGTCTTGGGTGGAAGCCATAAGATACACCTTATACAAGACAACGACGAAGCGTATAGGATCTGGATACAGAAAACCGAAGAGGTATATCTGTGGAAGGAGTTTCGAAAAACGCTACCTATTTCTTTAGAGTTTAATATAAACTTCTGATGAAGTCCCCTTTTAGCTTTCTTGTAAAAGCATATAACGAAAGGAGATACGATAACATTAAAAAAGTAGGTGACATTGATTTAGTCACCAGCGTATCTAAAGAGGATCACGTTTCTTCTAACCGCTTTGCGGTAGTAGAGGAGACTCCTATTAACTACTGCGGACCTGTAAAGAAGGGCGACACCCTTCTCGTTCACCACAACGTATTCAAGTACTACTACGATATGCGGGGTAGAGAGAAGAGTGGGAAAAGCTTCTTCAAAGACGACCTATTCCTTATCGATCCAGACCAGTTTTTTCTGTATAAATCTGCAGATAAATGGAGGGCGTATGGGAAATATTGTTTTATAGAACCCGTAAAGGCGAGGGAGTCTGTGGTATACAAGCGTGGAGAGGAGCCTTTGATTGGGATAGTTAGATATATAAACGCTGAGCTGGAAGCTTTAGGAGTTAAGGAAGGGGATGAAGTTTGTTTCGAACCAGAAAGTGAGTACCCCTTTACTGTCGAGGGGGAGAAACTGTATCGTATGTTTACAAATAACATTACTATGATACTATGATATATATAGTGGACGATATAATAGAGAAGGATCTTTTTCAACTCGCTACGGACTATTTAAACGAGGGAGAATTTGAGAAGGTAGAGTCTGGAGGCAAAGACTTTTATATAAAAGAATCTCCAGAAAGCTTTACTAAATATATCTTAAACAAGCTGGAGGAGAAGGAAGGAAGGGAGATGGAAAGCATCTTGGCTTTCTTTAGGCAATCTACAGATGAGTTAGACGTCACATGGCGTATCCATTCGGACTTAAATATAAACGGTCAACGTCCAGACAGGGCGTTAGTTTTATATATGTCCCCCAGGGAAAAGGAAGACCTACACGGCACAGCTTTGTGGGAGCATCAGAGGTACGGTAGAGAGCTTCCAAAAGATATAACGGACGCAGAGTATGACCGCATGATAAAAGTGGACTCAGAGGTCTTAGATATGTGGAGGCTAAGTTCTGTAATTGGATATGAACAAAATAGAATGGTCTCTTACCCATCCAGTTATTTCCATAGTAAATATCCAAACACCTCCTGGAAAGAAGGTAGACAAGTATATGTAATGTTTTATAAATATAAAAATTAAATCATGGGAGTACAGAAAAATATCTCTCTACTAAAAAGTAGGAGCGAAGACGTAACGGAGAATTTAAAGAAGTTAATTCTGGAGGAGAAACAAACACGAGAGTTAGCTATAGGCACCTTAGAGTTGTTAAAACTTATGCCAGGGTATGACGAGGCTTTGGCTTTATTAAAAGAAAAAGCTGGGCAAGATGGACATTAAGGAACTTAAACTAAGTATCATCATGGCTGGCGAACAGGCTGTTAAACAGTTAGTTAGGGTAGCTAAAGAAGATATTATAAAGTATGATACTGAGGATGAGCTGGCTGCGGACAGGTTAAAGAATGCCGCTGCCACTAAGAAGCTCGCTATATTTGACGCCTTTGAGATACTCAAACGTATCGAAGAGGAACGGGCTATATTGGAGGGGACTGTCGTAGAAAAGAAAAACAATACACCGAAAGGATTTGCAGAGTCACGATCAAAATAGTTTATATAAGGTTATGCATAAACATGTGCCTAAGTCTGTTCTTGTTTCTAAGAACAAGGCTCGCACTTGGCTATACGGATATAATGAAAAGTATGACGTAATAATAATTTCTCAAGACGGAACTTTAGGTGAGGTATATTATATCAATGGTTTATATATAGGTCTCCCTAAAATTTCTAAGGATGTATTTAAAAGGTCGGGGAAGAAAGAGGAGCAATATTGGGAACCAACACCTATCGCAAAAGAACTGAAGAGGATTAAGTCTATCTTTCAATGGCACGAAACGCCAGACACATTTAAAGCGGAGTGGGTAGACTATGTCGAGCAGGAGTTCGATAGAAGAGAACAGGGTCATTGGTTTATGAATAACGGTTCTCCTGTGTACCTAACTGGTACACACTATATGTATCTGCAGTGGACCAAGATAGACGTAGGGAATCCAGACTTTCGTGAAGCGAATAGGATATTCTATATATTTTGGGAGGCGTGTAAAGCAGACAAGCGTAGCTTTGGGATGTGTTACCTTAAGATACGTCGTTCAGGATTCTCCTTTATGAGTTCTTGCGAAGGCGTAAACCAAGCTACTATAACTAAAGACTCCAGGATAGGTATACTTTCAAAGACAGGATCAGATGCTAAAAAAATGTTTACCGATAAGGTTGTACCTATCTCTAATAACTATCCGTTCTTCTTCCGTCCGATACAGGATGGAATGGATAAGCCTAAAACAGAGCTGGCTTATCGTGTTCCTGCTTCGAAGATTACAAAGAAGAACATGTACCACCTGGCGGACGAGGAGCTGGAAGGACTGGACACGACGATAGACTGGAAGAATACCGGAGACAATAGCTATGACGGAGAGAAGCTACAGCTTCTTCTCCACGATGAGAGTGGGAAATGGGAGAAACCAGACAATATCCTAAACAACTGGCGTGTCACTAAGACATGTCTTAGATTGGGAAGTAAGGTTATCGGGAAATGTATGATGGGCTCTACGTCTAACGCTTTGGATAAAGGCGGAAGGAACTTTAAAGCTTTGTACGAGGACTCTCTCCCAACGAAAAGAAACGCAAACGGACAGACCAAGAGTGGACTGTATTGTTTATTTATTCCTATGGAGTGGAACTTCGAGGGGTATATAGATATATTCGGGATGCCTGTATTCACTACTCCAGGGAAACCTATAATAGGAATCGACGGGGAAGATATAACTCTGGGGGCTATAGACTACTGGAAGAATGAGGTAGACTCTTTGACTCAAGACCCGGACGCTTTAAATGAGTTCTACAGACAGTTCCCTCGCACGGAGTCGCATGCCTTTAGAGACGAGAGTAAGCAATCCTTATTCAACCTAACAAAGATATACCAGCAGATAGATTATAACGACTCTCTTATAATGGACCACCACGTTACCCGAGGATCGTTTAGATGGAAGGATGGTATAAAAGATTCTAAAGTCATATGGTCGCCCGACAAGAGGGGGAGGTTTTTGGTTAGCTGGACTCCTCCCCCACATATGCAAAATAGAGTAGAGGTAAGGAACGGTAGGAAATATCCTGGCAACGAACACCTCGGAACGTTTGGGTGTGACTCATATGATATATCAGGAGTGGTAGTAGGAAAGGGTTCGAACGGATCACTCCATGGGTTAACTAAGTTCAATATGGACGAGGCCCCTGCAAATGAATTTTTCTTAGAGTATATAGCCCGCCCTCAAACGGCGGAGATATTTTTCGAAGAAGTTCTAATGGCGTGTGTGTTCTACGGAATGCCTATACTATGCGAGAATAATAAACCAAGGCTCTTATACCATTTAAAGAACAGAGGGTATAGAGGGTACTCTATGAACAGGCCCGATAAAATATACAATAAACTTTCAAAAACCGAGAAGGAGTTAGGAGGTATACCTAACACTTCGGAAGACGTAAAGCAATCCCATGCCTCTGCTATAGAATCATATATAGAAAAACATATAGGTATAGATTTAAACGGGGACTTTAGGGACGCTGAGGATATGGGGGTTATGTATTTTAGGCGTACCTTAGAGGACTGGGCGAAGTTTGATATTAATAACCGTACTAAGTTTGATGCGTCTATTAGCACTGGGTTGGCTATAATGGCTAATCAAAAACACTTATATACACCTTCTAAACAGACTACGAAAATAAGCATTAACTTTGCAAGGTATAATAACAACAGCGCAACAAGTCAGATAGTTAAATGAAAGGACTTCAAGTAGAGATAAATTCAGCCGTTTTCCCGAATCAGTTTGTATCTGATTCCGATAAAGCAAAAAAAGAGTTTGGCCTTCAAGTAGGTCAGGCTATACAATATGAGTGGTTTAGAAGAGACGGGTTATCGTGTAGGTTCTACAGTCAGTTTCAAGAGTTCCATAGACTAAGACTATATGCCAGGGGGGAGCAGTCTGTTGGAAAATATAAAAACGAATTAGCTATAGATGGAGACCTATCATATCTAAACTTAGACTGGACTCCTATTCCTATTATACCCAAGTTTGTGGATATAGTAGTAAACGGAATGTCAGACAGGTTGTTTGACGTTAAGTGTTATGCACAGGACTCTCTCTCGGCAGAGAAAAGAAACCAGTTCCAAGAGATGGTGGAAAGAAATATGGTCTCCCAAGATCTGTTCCGCCAGATAAAAGCAGACTTTGGAGTAGACGCATTTGAAGTCAACCCAGACCAGCTTCCAGAAAGCGATATCGAGATGGAGCTTTATATGCAGTTAAATTACAAGCCTGCTGTAGAGATTGCAAACGAAGTTGCTATAAATACTATGTTGGACGAGAGTCACTATAGCGATATCCGAAAAAGGGTGGACTACGATATGACTGTCCTGGGGATAGGTATATGCAAACATACTTTCCAAAAGGGAGATGGAGTAAGGGTAGAGTATGTAGACCCCGCTAACGTGGTATACAGCTATACGGAAGACCCATACTTTAAGGACTGCTTCTATTGGGGGGAGTTGAAGACTATTCCTATTACGGAGGTTTTAAAAATAAACCCAGATTTAACAGAGAGTGATTTAGAAGAAATATCTAAGTACAGCCAATCGTGGTACGACTACTATAACGTAGCCGCTATGTATGAGAACAGTATGTTTGCTCGAGACACATGCACTCTCCTATACTTTAATTACAAGACTACAAATAGTTTTGTATATAAGAAGAAGAAGATGAGCGACGGCAGTTTTAAAACTGTTGAGAAGGATGACCAGTTCGACCCTCCACAGGAGATGATGGACGAGGGGGAGTTTGAAAGAGTAGAGAAAAGAATCGATGTATGGTATGAGGGCGTCATGGTAATGGGGACTAATATTATTATACAGTGGGATATGATGAAAAATATGGTGAGGCCAAATTCAGCAAATCAATTTGCTATGGCTAACTATGTGGCTTCTGCCCCAAGGATGTATAAAGGAGTTGTGGAGTCTTTAGTCAGAAGGATGATTCCGTTTGCGGATCTTATCCAGATGACTCACTTAAAGATACAGCAAGTAGTTTCTCGTGTTGTTCCAGACGGAGTCTTTATAGACGCCGATGGTTTAAACGAAGTAGATTTAGGAACAGGGAGTGCGTATACTCCTGAAGATGCTTTACGTCTATACTTCCAAACAGGTAGTGTGGTAGGGAGAAGTTATACCCAAGACGGGGAATACAATAACGCCAAGGTTCCTATTACTCAACTCACTGCAAGTAGCGGAGCGAGTAAGATGCAGATGCTTATAGGAAACTATAACCATTATTTAGATATGATAAGGCAAGTGACTGGGTTGAATGAGGCTCGTGACGGGTCCACTCCAGACCCTAACTCTTTAGTTGGGGTTCAGAAGCTGGCTGCTTTAAATTCTAACACCGCTACGCGACATATCCTTCAGGCCAGTTTATTTATTACGAAGACTGTTGCCGAAGCTCTATCGCTTCGTTGTGCAGACGTCTTAGAGTACGCCGAGTTTAGGGATGAGTTTGCTATGCAAATAGGTAAATACAACTTAGGGATCTTAGAAGAGATATCTAACTTATATATATATGACTTTGGGATCTTTATAGAGATGTCTCCTGACGAAGAGCAGAAACAAATGCTCGAGCAAAATATCCAAATGGCTTTATCTCAGGGAGATATAAACTTAGAGGACGCAATAGATATCCGCGAGATCCGAAACCTTAAGATGGCGAACCAGCTTCTAAAGGTAAAGAGGAAACAAAAGCAACAACAGTCGCAGCAGGCGGAGGCACAGAAGCAACAGATGCAAGCTCAAGTAAACCAACAGTCTCAACAGATGGCAGCTCAAGCGGCTATGCAGAAGATCCAAGCGGAGGTGCAGGCTAAGATGCAAATCAAACAGGCTGAAGTAGGTTTTGATATTGAGAGACAAAAGAACGAGGCTATGCTTAAGCAACAGCTTATGCAGGTGGAGTTCCAGATGCAGATGTCTTTAGCCGGGGCGCAGCAGCAGCAGGTAGATTCTCGAGAGACCCAGCGCGAAGACGCCAAGTCTGAACGCATCAGCCAAGCCAATACCGAACAATCGAAATTAATCCAGCAGAGGAAAAATAACTTACCGCCTATAAACTTTGAGTCCAATGAGGATAGTTTAGATGGCTTCGACCTCGCTGAGTTTAATCCAAGATAATATTACTAACTTTACAAAAAATTAAATTAAATGGAAGAGTCAAAATTTGTAGTAAAAGCCGTCTCAGATGTAGAAGAGAAATCTACAGCGGAAGTAGAAGAGCAACTTCTAAAAAACCATGAGGAGAAATTCTCTGCGGAAGAAAGCAATTCGGAACCTGAAAAGGTAGAGCCCGTTGCTGAAGAAGTGGAAGTACCTACCGAGACAGGTGATTTAAAAGATGAAGATATTCTTAAGTATATTAAGGATAGATATAATAAAGAAATAAACTCTGTTGATGAGTTGTTTGCAACGCAAGAAGCGAATGAGGATTTACCAGAGGATGTGTCAGCGTTCTTTAAATATAAAAAGGAAACAGGAAGAGGGATAAGTGACTTCGTAAAACTACAACAGGATTACGACGAAATGGAACCCACGGAAGTGTTGTCTAATTATTACTCCCAAACCGAAGAAGGGTTGGACGAAATTGATATTCAAGATCTCATAGAAGATAAGTTTGGATACGACGAAGACCTGGATGAGGATAAGGATATAAAGAAAAGAAAGTTAGCACAAAAACGAGAGCTTGTAAAAGCGAAGAAATTCTTCACTGAACAGAAAGAACAATACAAAGCTCCCCTTGAGTCAAGCGGGAGTCTTAGTTCCAAAGATCAGACAGAAGAGTTTAATCGCTATAAGAGCTTCGTAGAGGATTCCACTACTCGTGAAGAGGAAATGAAGAAGAGGTACAGTTGGTTTGTTGAGAAAACGGGTGACGTTTTCAACGATGACTTCAAAGGTTTTGAGGTTTCGGTAAACGACAAGTCATATACCTACAAACCTGGTGATGCGTCAGAACTGATGAGCAAGCAGAAGGATGTAAATAATTTTATCAAACCTTATTTAGATTCTGAAAGCGGCATGATGAAAGACGCGGAAGGATATCATAGAGCTATGTCTATAGCTATGAATCCAGAGAAGTTCGCCAAATTTTTCTATGAACAGGGTAAGGCTGAGACTATTGATGATGTTTCTAAAAAATCAAAGAACATCGATATGGTTCGTCAGACCCCTCAGTCTTTCAGCAAGAATGGTTTAAATATCAGACCTGTTGGAGATACATCGAGTGGAAAGGGACTCAAAATTAGGAGTATAAAAAAAGTTTAATAATTTAAAAAAAAACAAGAAAACATGGCTGTAAATGCTACACCAGGGTTCAACTTGATTCCGTCCGCGGAACGAGTTCCTCTGTCAACAAACTATATTACCAACTTCGATTTCCTCAATCAGTATCTTCCAGATACTTATGAGAAGGAATTTGAGCGTTACGGTAATAGATCGATCTCTTCATTCCTAAGAATGGTGGGAGCGGAAATGCCTTCTAACTCTGACATGATTAAGTGGGCAGAGCAAGGAAGATTGCATATTAAATACACACAGTGTACCACTACTTCTGTTGCTGGAACAGATCAGCTTGCTCTATGGACCGTCGCGGACGTTTTAACGGGCCCTGCTGGACAAACTACTACGGCTGGAACAGGAAATATCGCTATCAGAATCGGTCAAACGGTTATGATCTCTGATAACACGGATGGCACTGGCTTAAGTAATAAAGCTGTGGTTACCGCTATAGGTGCTGCTGGTACTCAAACCTTTACGGTTTCTTACTACGAAGCTGGAGGACAGGCAGTGGGCGCTGGAGTTAACTGCACTGTATTCATCTACGGTTCTGAGTTTGAAAAAGGAACTCCTGGAATGCTTGACTCTTTAGAGTCTGACGACTACATCTTTGAGAATAAGCCGATTATCATTAAGGACAGATACGCTGTATCAGGTTCAGATATGGCTCAGATCGGATGGATCGAGATTACTTCTGAGGATGGAGCTAACGGATACCTATGGTACCTAAAGTCAGAGCACGATACAAGACTTCGTTTCGAAGACTACTTGGAGACTGCTATGGTGGAGGCTGTACCTGCGGAAGTTGGTTCAGGAGCTTCTACTGACTTAGGTAATGGAACAGCTGTAGTAGGTGCCGCAACTGGAGCTGGTTCAGACGGAGTATTCTACTCAGTAGGGAATAGAGGTAACGTATACGGCGGGGGTAACCCAGTTGCATTAGCGGACTTCGATAATGTAATCCAGAGATTGGATAAGCAGGGTTCTATCGAGGAGAATGCTCTCTTTGTAAACCGTCAGTTCTCTTTCGATATGGACGATATGTTAGCTGCACAAAACTCTTACGGAGCGGGTGGTACTTCATACGGACTCTTCGATAACGATCAAGAGATGGCGCTTAACTTAGGTTTCACAGGATTCCGTAGAGGTTACGACTTCTATAAGACAGACTGGAAATACCTTAACGACGCTTCTATGAGAGGTGGTATTGTAAATGGTGGTATCAACGGACTTTTAGTCCCAGCTGGTTCTACTACTGTATACGATCAAGTTTTAGGAAAGAACGCTAAGCGTCCATTCTTACACGTTAGATACAGAGCTTCAGAAACTGAAGATAGAAGATACAAAACTTGGATCACTGGTTCTGCTGGTGGAGCGACTAACTCTTCTTTGGATGCTATGGAGGTTAACTTCTTGAGTGAGAGATGTGTATGTACTTTAGGTGCAAACAACTTCTTCTTATTCCAGAACGCATAACATAACATAATGGAAATGGGGGAGGCTTTATCTCCTCCCCCTTTTTTTTAACTTTAATTAAAATATAATGAAAAACAAAAAGATATTTACGTCTAAGGCGTACAGATTAAAAACTAATGCGACCCCGCTTAACTATATGCTGGCCTCTCATAACTCGAGTAGATCTCCTTTACTTTATTTCGACGAAGACACAGGTGTTAACCGCCCACTTCGATATGCCCGTAACCAAAAGTCTCCCTTTGTGGAGGAGCAGGATGGGAACGCTATCTTAGAGCCTATCGTTTTTGAGGACGGTCTACTTTATGTAACAAAAGAAAACCAAGTCCTTCAGCAGTTTCTATACTACCACCCTATGCGAGACAAAGTCTTCGAGGAGGTGAATAACGAAAGAGACGCTTCTGAAGATGTGGAGATATTAGAGATGGAGTTGAATGCTCAAATTTTAGCTAAGGAACTTTCTTTCGAGAAACTTCTATCTGTAAGTAGGATTCTTATAGGGGGGTCCGTGGATAAATTGAGCACTGCAGAGTTGAAAAGAGATATATTACTCTTTGCTAAATACAACCCTGAAGACTTTATAGAGGTAGTTAACGATCCAGACTTAGAGTTCGGAGATGAGGTAAGACAGTTCTTCGATGAGAACATGCTAAGCTTCCGAAATAAAAACAAGGACGTATACTTTAACCTCAAAGGAAACAAAAAGAAAATGCTCACTATCCCTTTCGGAGAGGACCCATACCATGTGGTAGGATCTTATCTAAAGACGGACGAGGGAGTCCATATCTATAAGGGTCTCGTAAAGATGCTGGGTGAGTAATCCGCATCTCCTTCCCAAATTAAAAGCACTCAGAGATGGGTGTTTTTTTTTGCTTATATTTGTAGCGTATTAACACATAAATTATTTTTATTATGGAAAAATTTTTAAGCATCCCTGTAACAAGCGAGGGCAACCAACTGGTCCCTGTTACTGATGTAAAACTTATTGAGTGGGAGTCAACGACTACAACCTCTCTGACTTATGGGAGTGGGAAAGTAATTACTATTACTCACGGAGATGTCGGAGCCGCGAGTGGTACAAACTCTGGAAACCAGTTTAGACAGTTTATACAGTCAAGTGCTGTTGCTGCTTTGCAAACTTCTTGGACTAACCCTTCTTTTTTAGTTACCCCATTATACCCAGTAAGCGATATTACTATTGCTTAACTATTAACACATAAATTATTTTTATTATGGAAAAATTTCTTAGTATCCCCGTATTAGACGGGAACAATACAAACAGTCAAGACCAATTGGTTTCGATTGTAGGTATCCTAAGTATAGGACAGGCTACCACAACAACTGCCACTATTAATTATATCGGCGGTAAGATTATTACCTTAACATGGCCAACAGCTTACGCTGCTCCAATTCTTCAGGAGGCAGTGCAAACAGCTGCGATGAGGGCATTAACATCAGGATGGACTGCGGTAACAGAATACTACGCTCCGAAAGGAATGGTCGCAGGACCAGCCGTTAACACAGCCACTGAAACCGGGTCGTTCTTAAATGTTAACCCGCTTTCAGCAATAGCAATAGCTTAATATGCTTTCAAACATGGAAAAATTTATAAACTTTAAACAACTTAACGTTGTTAAGACAGGAACCTCAACAGCGGATGGATCTGCTGCTCTAACGCTAACCGATAGTGCTGCGCTTTTTACACAACTTGTGTTACCTCATGCTATTGTATGGGACCGAGCGACAGCAAGAAAGTACCTTGTAACAGAAGTTACTTCGGATACTGTATTAGCCCTTGAGCCTATAGGCGTCGATACTGGAACAGGTGTTCCAAATGCAACTGCGTATTTTATTTATATGCCAGAGTATACGGTTGTAACAGGTTCAACAACTGACGCTTCTCAAGCTGCTGACACATTTCAGATAGTGGATACTACTGTAGACTTTTTAAGCTTAGGAGTTAAGGTAGGAGATACCGCACGAGATATTACAAATGATGTAGATACTCAAGTATTAAGTATAACTACTACTACCAATCCTCACGACACGCTTAATGTTTCTGCAAGCATAGGGGCAACACCAGTTAAATATATTATATACAGAGATGGAGCTGACGATCATGATACGATAGTAAGATCGGCGGATGTTGCGGATGTTTCAAACGCATCAGCGGATACTTCTATAAATAATATTACATATGGGCCAGCAGGAACGGCGGTAATGAAAATTGATTACGCATATTCTTCTACTGTGGGAGCTAACTCAGATATGAGAAACGCGGTGCAAGACGCTGTAACAGCTTCTTTACAAACTGCATGGCCATCTGTAGCGTATGATTTCCCAGGGCTTTTAAACCCTGCTGTTGCAGTAACAAACGCAACGTGGTTAGGTGGACAAAACTACTTCTTCTTAAAAATACAAAAAGTATAATATAATACTACATATATTAGAAAGGGGTTCCAAAAAATGGGACCCTTTTTTTTGTCTTATCTTTGTGGAAACATTTAGGTATGCCTATAAACGATGTAAGAAATACGGTATTAGCTATAGCTAATAAAAATAACTACGGATATATATCTCCTCAAGATTTCAACCTCTACGCTAAACAGGCGCAGATGGATATGTTTGAGGACTACTTCTATCAGTATAACAATTGGATAAACAGAGAGAACCAGAGGAGCTCGGGTAGTGGGTATGCAGATATTATAAAAGGATTAGAGGAGGTTATAGACTCCTTTTCTACCCAAGCTTTTTTAGCTCAGCTTAATCCTCCGAATGTACCTAACGTTCCTTCTGGTCTATCAGGCTCGGCTGTATATCAGCTACCTTCAGACTACTATCTTATAAATAAGTTGTATAGGTACCCTACGCTTAGAGTACGGGGAGTCACGAGCAGCTCAGTATTTGCTGGAAACCTCCTGATAGATAATACAAAGAACTTCTTTACTTCAGGCGTACAGCCAGGAGATTTAGTTGTCAATACCACTGCAACAGGATCTGCACCATATCCCGCGACAGGGGCTCCAGGGTTGCAGGGTTGGGTGCAAAATATACAGGATGGCGCGACACCTATAGGATCTATTGTAACATGCTCAGCCACTTTGTTCTTAAATCCCACAGGAGGGGTGTCCGAGGGATACGCTATATACGATTCCAATAATATCGTAGAGGTAGAAAGGGTAAGTCAAAGCAAAATATTTAACCTTACCAGCAGCAACCTTACTTATCCTACGCCTCAATATCCTTGTTATGTTTTAGACGGAAACTTAATATCTGTATACCCAACCACATGGGACGGTTTAAATGACCCGTACACTCTGGGGGATGATATGGGTCCATGTGATGTTAAAGCTCAGTACATCAGATACCCTAATGCTCCTAAGTGGACATGGGTAGAATTAATAGGCGGAGAGCCTTTGTTTAACGCCTCTGCAACGGACTATCAAGACTTTGAGCTACCTCTCTCTGATGAGCCTTCTTTAGTGGCTAAGATATGTCAGTATGTGGGTATAGAGATTCGTGAGGCTGAAGTTGCTAACTTCGGAATTGCTGAAGAACAAGCAGACACACAAGAAACAAGCTAATTATAATGACGTATATAACAGATTATCAGTATTACGAAAACAGTCAAGTATCTCCTACGGATGCTAACTGGGGATCGTATCAATATGTTTCTTTGGATGATATAGTTAACAATTTCATGTTAATGTATCAAGGGAATAATGAGCTTATAAATAATATAAATAGGTATCAGGTTTTATTTTTTGCTAAGAGAGCAATACAAGAATTAAACTACGACGCTATGAGGGAGATAAAAATCCTTCAGTTAACAATTGACGATCAGCTAAGATTTATCTTGCCTCCCGACTACGTTAACTGGGTGAGGATTTCTATATACCGCAACGGGACGCTTCTTCCTTTGACAGAGAATATACAGACCAATTGGAGCGGGGCATACTTACAGGACAATGACGCTCGGATTCTTTTTGACGCCTACGGAGACGTTCTTAAGCCTGACGATTCTAAGTTAGATATAGATCGCATTACAGGGCAAACCAGAAGTATATATCTTAACGCAGGTAGCCCCTACAATAACACTATGGGGTGGAATGTTGATGGAGCATGGTATTTCGACTACGCTATTGGAGCTCGTTTCGGATTAAATACTGAGACGGCTAACGCTAATCCAACCTTTAGCATAAACAAAAAGGGTGGTGTTATAAACTTTAGCTCAGGTGTAGGAGGAGAGTCTGTGGTTTTGGAGTACATATCTGACGGGATGGAGAGTGGGAATGATTCGAGCGTAAGTGTAAATAAACTTTTTGAAGAATATCTATACGCTGCCATTAAGTTTTATCTTCTCAACAACAGACTGTCAGCTCAAGAGTATGTGATAAACAGAGCTCGGAAAGATAAATCCTCTTTGCTGAGGAACGCAAAACTAAGATTAAGTAACATGCACCCCGGACGACTCTTAATGAATATGAGAGGGAAAGATAAATGGATAAAGTAGTATGCTAATACAAACTAATTTTATTGCAGGTAAGATGAACAAAAGCGTCGATGAACGCTTGGTTCCTCTTGGCGAATATGTTAACGCTTTAAACGTTCGCTTGGGTTCTACTGAAGCGACAGAGGTCGGGGCGGTAGAAAACTCTAAGGGCAACACCAACCTTACCCCTAATATTGAGTACAACGGAAATCCTCTATCGGTTAACGCGCGGTGTATAGGCGCGTTTGAAGATGGCATGGCGGAAACAATCTATTGGTTTGTGTATGATCCAGGCGACCCTGCAACGGGGCAGGTAGCGGTAGACATGATACTATCATATAACACCAATACCAACACGCTGTTGTATCACGTAGTAAGCACCAGTGTGCTTAATTTCAACCCGACATATCTTGTCAACGCGGTAAATAAAATTGAGGATCTATTATTCTTTACCGACGACTTAAACCCTCCACGTTATATTAACGTGACCAGGACATACCCTGTCCCTGGACAAGTTCCGTCTCTAACGGAAGAAGACATTAGCGTTATCCTTAAGCCTCCAGGATACGAGACTATAAGTGCTGTCACTTTAAACAACCCATTACGCTCTCCCTTTGTAGAGTTATCTAATCAAGTAGATTTTCAAGGCGATTATTTAGAGATGCGCTTTTTAAGATTTGCGTATCGATATAGGTATTTAGATGAGGGATATAGCGCAACCTCTTTGTTTAGCAATCCAGCTTTTGAACCTAAAACTTTTGCCTTTAGTAATGAGACGTTTAAAAACGTTGGAATGGTAAATAGATTTAATACCGCGCAGGTATATTTTTCTACAGGATCGCGAAGAGTAAAGGAGATACAGCTACTATATAAAGACACTACGAGCAATAATATTTTTATTGTAAAAACATATAACAAGCAAGATTTAGGTATACCTGACGACTCATATTTTTCTCAGCAATTTGACAATAGTAAGATCCTTACTCTGTTGGGTTCTGATGAGTTGCTTAGGCTCTATGACAATGTTCCTCGAATAGCAAAAGCTCAAACTATTCAAGGCAATAGGTTAATGTATGGCAACTATGTTGATCAGTATGACATCACTAATAGGGAAGATGGAGATCTTATTCAGATGGACTACTGGCTTAACGCAGACTCGCAAGAGTTAGGCGTGTCTGATTTCCCTACACCAGAAGGGTCGCCAGGAACTTATAGTATAGATCCAGCTGCCGCAGGAACGGTAATACCTGACGCAACTATAGGGTTTGACTTATCTTCTATTACAGAAGACATCGTTGCGGGAACTACATTTCGTTTTCAACTGGCTTTACAAAACGTACAAAGCGCGAGAAGCGGAAGCGCTCAACAGCCCGCTGCAACTGTCATACCTTCGTTTGGGGTGACGCTTACTTTTGTGGCCAGTCAGACATATACATCTGTAAATCAGATGCTTTCGTCTCAAGAGTTTGCCGCAGCTGTGGGGTCGGACAACACATTTCTCCAGCTAATACCATACACAACTCCTGCACCACCATCATATCCTCCTACAGAAAACCCCACAAGTTTAGGGACTACGCTAACAGATGTATTTAACAACTCTCTTCCATATGCGTGGCAAAATGGAACGGATTATTTACTGCTGGTAGATACAGCTATTTCAAACACATGTGCTGTAACGGGGATGACGCCTTTCCCTCCTACCGCTCCGGTATGTACTCAACAAAGTTTTGAACTTATAGTAGCTGGGTCTACATTTACATTGCAGGCTCCTGCGGCTACATACTACTTTAACTCTACTCCTACAGAAACTATTCAGTATGAGTACTTGGCTTTTAATTTGGGAAGCTCGGGGGGGTTTATGCAAACTTTACCGACCAGCGGAAGCCTACATAGCCATAGAGATTATGAAGTGGGGGTAGTATATATGGATGACTACGGTAGGTCCTCTACGGTATTGACAAGTCAAAACAACAGTATATTTTTTCCTGCCAGCACTTCTGTTTTCCAAAACAAGATACAGGTTCAATTACAAAACTTAGCTCCTTACTGGGCTAAGTTCTATAAATTTGTAGTAAAACCTACGCAGGGGCTATACAATACCATATGGAGCACCATGGTGTTTCAGCAATCTGGATCTACTGAGGGGCCTGAACCTTTCATTGCAGATTCAGAAAGCTACTGGTTTAGGCTGGAGGGGGATAGTCAAAATATAGTTTCAGTAGGGGATGTTCTTACAGTAAAGCGAGACGCTAATGGAGCTGTAGGGGCCTTTCTTACAGCAGAAGTTTTAGATAAAGAGGCTATATATTCTCAGCAGATAAACTCTACGAACCCAGCGGGCATATACATGAGGCTAAAAGCCAGTGGATGGGCTACTGTAGGGAATAACGCTCAAACTAACATATCTTCTAATGACACCGTAACCAATACAAACGGACAGGTAGAAAACTGTGATGACATTAATGATTTAGTTCCAGCCACTTCTCCGCCGATATCAGGGGAGGTTCCTGCGGGAAGTACTGTTAGGGTGCGTATACATAATAGCCGTACAGGAACAAATAACATCCAATGTACAGATAAAGTTATTATCTGGGATAGTGGAGACCAACTTGTTAATGAAACATATGCAAATATACGCGTGTGTTTAATACAGTTAGGGTTTCCTCAGTTATGCACCGCGAACCAAGCTGAGCAAAACGTGGGGGAAATGGGGTTAGAGTTTGACTCCGGTGAATATAACAATACAGAAGTAGTTCCCGTAACTTGTTTTAATTCTAAAGTATATGTTACAGATGACGGAGCGGGGAATTTTCGCATAAAGAATAAATCAGGCATACCTACGTGTACACAGCTGGTATTTCAAGAAAAAGAATCTGTTACCCGTTTGGAAGTAACTATAAATTATTCTTCAGGAACATTCTGTTTTGAAACTGAGCCCGCAGCTGTAGACCCAAATCTTTTCTACGACGCTTCAGATATGACTCCGTGCTATACGTCGCTTTTAGATGGGAACTCTTATCATGTGGCGGCACAAGAATGGGCGGCTCCTAACGGGCCATACTCTGTAGTCGCAGGGGGGCAAACCCAAAGCTCTGGGGGGCCTCTTATTACAACGTTGGATTTCTATAACTGCTACGCGTTTGGTAACGGGGTAGAGAGTTTTAGAATAGAAGACCGTATAGACGGTAGATTTTTTAGGTTGGGAGATAGGGTTATGGCAGAGTCTAACCAAACCTTTAGCGAGGCGGATAGGTTTGCGGGCATGACTTACAGCGGGGTATATAGCAACGCCTCTAACTTAAATAACCTTAACGAGTTTAATTTAGGGCTGGTAAATTATAAAGACTTAGAGACCAACTTCGGTCCTATACAGGTTTTACATTCTCGTGAAACAGATATCTTAGTTCTACAAGAGGATAGGATTTCTTACGTTCTTGCAGGCAAAAATGTCATAACGGACTCTACAGGGGGAGGGGCTATAGCTTCGGTGCCTGAAGTTTTAGGGACGCAGATAGCTCGCATAGAAGAGTATGGGATAAGTTTCAATCCAGAAAGTTTTTCTGCGTGGGGACATAATGTATTTTTTACAGACACTAAGAGAAGTGCGGTGCTCTCTTTAACTGGGGGTAGCAAAAATTCCGATCAGCTACAAGTTATCTCACAGATGGGTATGCGTTCGTGGTTTAGAGATCAGTTTACAGAGCAGCTTACTACACAGAAGTTAGGGGGCTACGACCCTTATATGAATGAGTATGTGTTAGGAACAAATAATATTGCAGTGCCTATGCCATTGGTAGAGTTTCCGTGCGGGCAAGAGGCAAGTCAAAATGCTACCGACCAAACGTTAAACTATACCGTTAACTTTGGCTCTTTAATTGGTCAAATAGATATTCCATACAGTATAACTCAGGGGTCTATTATTATAAGCGTTACTTGGAACGGGGTTACTACCAGCACAGGGGTGGTAAATACTAACGGAACTTTGTCTTTTAATAAAACGTCTTCTAACCCAACAACAGCAACGTTTAGTATAGTGCCTTATAGCGCTGGTTTGCCAGGAAATGTGCCCGCTTCTTATAGCTTAACTCCTGGGTGCCCTCCTCAAGATAATGTGACGTTAATTCAAGTTGTAGTAAACGGTAATAACTATATAAACGAATCGATACATTATGGTTTTGATTGGAGTGATGGCGTGACGACCAGTCCGATATCTTCTACACCTGTTAGTATGATAGGAGGGGCAGCTACGTCAGCTTATCTTGAACAGACGGGAAATGTATCGCAAGGTATATTCCCATACGACGGATCAAATATAACTCTTCGGACTACACAAATTCCGCCGGATGATTTTTCTTTCAACCCTACTCTGCATAAGTTTAGAATACTGTCAAGCAACACTCTGTATACCAATACTGTAGCGGACATAACGTCTTTACTGGCTGCGGCAAGTGAGGTAGTTCCTATAACAAACCCTTCAACTGCTATCTTCCAAGCTACAGAGACAGCTTTCGCTATGCCTGGAAACGATTATCTATACCTGGTTTGGGATTTCAGAAACATTACACAAGACCAGCTGTGTTATAGCGCTGTAAGCGCTGATGACGCGTGTTGTAATTGTACGACAGCTTGCAATAGATGTTGGTTTAGCCCAGTGCAGTCGAGTCAACCTTCGGCATGTGCGGTGGATACAAATAGTTTCGGAAGCAGTCTTATTCAATTTACTGGAGCGGGACTTATCCCTGCTATAGGAGATATTGTGTATGCAGTAGGTAATGTTTCTTGTCAGCCATCAGCGGGTCTTGGGACTTCAGGGTTCTATATAGTAGACCCCGATCAACCTTCCGGAGCTAACCCTAAAAACTGGATAGAGGTGGGCGCAAACGGTTTAGTAGTAAATTCAGGAACATGTTAAAAAATTAAATTATGCCAACTCCTTCAACCTTTTATTACGATAGCGCAGTCTTTTGTGACGCCACAAATATATGGACGGACCTCGCGTTAATCACGCCATCTGCGGACGGGTGGTATCAAGTGGGCGGTGTGTATCGCCAAAAACTTAGCGGCGCCTTAGGCCCATGCCAAGCTTGCCCTTCGTGCGGCGCAGGATTTGCAGACTGTGACGGAAGTGTTTATGGAGCTGGAACTACAGGTAAATACGTAGTAAACTTTAATGTAGGAACAGGAGTGGGAGCAGTAGTTATTGCTTTTAACCCTGTATCTCAACCCGATAAATGTACGTGGACCTATGATGGTTTATCTGCTTCAGAATATTCTTCTCGCCCTTATGGATATAGGCAGGGTGTAATAGGAGATGAAACTACTGGCGGCTTGATAGGTCTTACAAATTTATTAGGAAGTAATGGGGCTACATATACTGGTAACTTATATTACTATAACTCCTCAATTTCGTCTTTTGTAAGTTCTCCTCCATATCTCTCTGAAACTTTAGGCCCTTATCTACCACAAGCCACTTACCCCGCGGTGGGGGGAGTGGATCTTACCGCAGGAGGGTACAGTCCTCCTTCGTCATTGGCATATATGGTTGTGCCTAAAACAAATCCTTTAGTAGAATTTGTTCAAATAGAAGTTGAAGCTCCAGGCCCCACTACAGTATGGAGCCTTACCGCTTATTGCCCTAAATCTCTTAACCCTTTTCCACACGCACTGTCAGGAGGGAGTTGCACTTCTTTAAGTAAAATTATGTACACATGTTCGGTATCAGGAAATGGAACAAATACTATGTTGGGGATTAATGATTGGGTGTTTACAGATTATGCGGGGGTAAGCGCTATGCCTGCAGGGGTATACCCTGTTGAGGATGGAGACGGTGTAACAAAATGTGTTACCGTTGATGCTAATGGAACTATCACCAATATTACCACTGGGCCATGTACAACAAATTGTTAATATAAAACACTATGGCAGATAAAGCAGCTACACTATCGTACTCGGAAGACTCCAAAGGATGGCCGTCTTTCTACTCTTACCTACCTGATTATATGATCGGGATGAATGGATATTTCTATAGCTTTGGCCCTACTACCAATGATGACGGGAGCGTCAGTGGAGGGAATCTATATCGACATAATGTAAACGAAACCAGGAACGAGTACTACGGAGTTCAATACAAATCTACCATTACAGGCGTGCTAAACGTTGAGCCTAAGACCATTAAACTCTTTAAGACTATGTCATATGAGAGTGACGATAGGTGGGAGTGCACATCTTTAATAACAGACTTAGGCACAGGGTCTATGCTGGCTACATATTTTGTACAAAAAGAAGGAGAGTGGTTTACTTTTCTTAGGGAGACAGAAGGGACAAGAGATTACAAAGACAGAAACGTAAACGGAATTGGATTTTGCGTAGGCGTAGGGGGGCCGTCTTCTTCTGTGGGGATTCTGTTTAATGTTCCTATTGGAGATATATTAAGCATAGGAGACTATATCTACTCTACATCAACTACAGGTATCCCTCCCGTAGCTACAGGTGCTCCCCAATATGGGGGGCAAGTTATTGCGGTTGACCTTATAAATCAAACTGTTACAATAGACACCTCTATCGTTGAGCCTGGGCCAGGCGGTACGTCAGGAGTTAACCCTAACGCAGGGGATTACGTCTTCTTCTTTAAGGACGTCGTAGCAGAGTCTCACGGAGCTCGCGGATACTTTATGCAGTTTACTTTAGAGAATGATAACACCGCACCTATAGAGTTATTTGCAGTAGGGGGAAGTGTCATGAAGAGTTACCCATAATTTGTGCTATCTTTGTAGTAATGAAATTAAATATAGAACCATTACAAGAAGGAGATTACGAAAACATATTGTGCCAATGGTGGAAAGACTGGCGATGGACACCTCCGTCGAAAGATTTTTTACCAGAGAATGGTACGGGTGGTTTCATGGTTTCTGATGACGGGGTTCCCGTGTGTGCTGGCTTTATGTATAGGACCAATTCGAAAGCCGTTTGGTGCGATTGGATAGTTTCTAATTTTGAATATAAAAATAAACAAGGGAGGAAGGAAGCCATAGAGTTATTGATAAACACTATAGCGGACTTAGCCCAGGAGTTAGATAATAGTTTTGTATACGCTTTGATAAAAAACAAACCCCTTATAAACAGCTATAAAAAAGCTGGCTTTGTAGAGGGCTCAAGCTATACTACAGAGATGATAAAAAAGTTTTAATTATGGCAGTAACAACAGCAGCAGTAGTAGGTATAGCCTCGGGTGGCTTTCAAGCAGTCCAAGGTTTTACAAGCGCAGCCAACGCAAAGTCAGCAGCACAAGATGCAGAGAATGAGGCAACGAGGATGATGAACGAAGCTCGGAAGAGAGCGGAGGTAAATGAGTACGAAAAATTGAATATCCCTTTAGATGCATACGAGGCTAAGTTTGAGAACAACCTCGCCGCAGATAAGCAGGCTATTGAGGCCCTCCAGGAAGGGGACTCTCGTGCGTTAGCGGCTGGTGCAACCAGGGTCGGTGCTCAACAAAATGTGGAGGCTGAGCAGACACGTATAGATATGGCTGATGAGATGTTTAATTTAGACAAAATGAAAACTGACGCACGAGAGCAGCAAAAGCAGCAGCTTATAGCTATGGATGTAGGTGAGGCTAAGATGCAAGATCAAAGGGCAAGAGAGCAACAGCAAATTAGGGCGGACTCTATTACGTCAGGTATTCAAGGGGTAACTCAAATTGCTGACAGCGCTGCTTCTTTAGCTCCGCTGTATGCTAAGAACACAGCAGACAGAAGGGCAAGCAAGATGATAGATGATCCAGCAATGAGAATGAAAGCTGAGCTGGCAGGCGTAAACTTAAATGATGAGGGAGCATTGCTCGACTTTCTGTCTGAACAGGGGATGACAGGGAGGCAGGTAAGAAATAGAAACCAAGGTTTAACTAACGAAAGTATGTTTGATCTATTGGAAGGTAACTACATGAGTCAATTTGATAGACGTAGAAGAAGATAATTATGGCAAGAGATTTAAGCGTAAAAAGTAAGATAGTAGACTCAGATCAGTATGTCTATCGGCAAGAGCGGGATCTAACTAAGACACAAGTCGATTGGGATACCGTCACCAAAGACCTGACGGAGACCATAGAGACCGTTCGTGACGATAGGGAAAACCGCAAAGCTGAAATACAAGAGGCTACTACCAAGTCTATAAATGACTTGGCGGAGATGGAGCAGTACGACTCTGAGTCTTTAAACGTAAAAGTCTTGCAGGGTAGCCAGTGGGGTTCGGAGTTTTTGGCTTCACAAAATACGCTTATGAAGAGGGGCCTATTAAAGCCTTCTGATTTTATGCAGTCTAAGCAAAAAGTTTCGGATTCTTTTACGCAACTTAAATCAGCTTTAGGAAAATTCGATGCTGAATATAAGGAGGGGCAAGAGCGTATGAACTCGCAGGTCCCTGGAGAGCAGTCCAATGTACTGGAGCAGGGTATAAAGTTAGGGATGTCGGGAGTCGCGGGGTTATCTCAGTGGGATTTTGCAGGAAACCCTGCCACAGGAGACATGAACTTTGTGAAGAAGGGAACTGACGCCAGTAACCCAGCAAACTTAATGAGTTTAAACTCAATCAATCAGCGCCTTACCCAGAGGAGTGACTATGTCTCATTAAGCACCTCTGCTTCAGAAGAGGTAACACGTTTGGGGACTCAGATAGAAGCCAGCTTTATTAAAGATGGACAAAGGGGAGCGGTAGAGTCTATAGAAAGTTGGTTACTAATGGATAATAGTAAGGATATGCTGAAGTCATTGGTGGGAACGGTGACTGCTACTGAGGCTCAACGGATTAGCATCTTGCAAGACGCGGGGGTTACAGCTAAGATGATGACTCAAGATCCCGAGGAGGCGGCAGCTAACCCTGGGGATGGTACACCAGGCAACCCTGGGTATGTCCTTATGGTTCCAAACGGAGATGGACAAGGAACTTTAGAAGCTGAACTTTCTCCTTCACAACAAGGTCTTGTAGACAAAGAAGCGGAGAAAATTATCAGAAGTCAGCTGGATGAAAAGCTGAAGATTGAACAAAGACTTGCTACTACATACGAACCAAAAGACAGTGCTGCAGAAATTAATAATGAAAATAAAAATAAGGAGTTAGCGGGCATGTATGAGGAGGTAGTCAATTTTGTAACAGGGAATGCGGCGCAAGCAGAGCAAAGTGCTACCGCTCTGGCGAGTTACGCAAATAATAATATAACAGACCCAGACCTGAAGATAAAGACAATCACAAGGCCAGACGGAGACGGGAACTTTACGGTCACAAGAGCAGATGGCTCTACGTTTGACGTATCATCTAAGGCTGCAGATGGCACTGTCTTAAGCACCACTGATTTAGTTGACTCACTTTACGGAGACTTAATTGGAGAAAGCAATGTGGCTACAGCTCGGGGAGCATATGGAGAAACAGGAGGTGTAGTTGGAGATACTCGAGGAGTAGGAGGCGCTGCATCTAATGTTAGAAGCAAACCGATCCAGCCTATAAATTATCAAGGGTCTATTAAGGTTGACGGAAATGATATAGGAGCGGAAGCTTACTTAGTTTCTAAGCTGCAAGAAAGTTTTGACAGTGGAGACAATGCTACAGGAGGCGAGATTCAATCAGCGTTTACAACAGTAATAGACGAGCTAATAATAGGCAATGACCAACTTATCGATCTTGGCTTTAGAGTCAAAGCCACAGACGCAAATGACAACGGGAATGATGTGATAGCGTTTGAATTGCCAGGGTTGCCTGATACAGGGGATGGACCTGGGATAAGAGTAATTTCAGGCACTAACGCAAAAACTATAGCCGAAGCATATTCTGAGATGCAGGCGTTTATAAATGATTGGGTGAAGTCTACCAATGAAAGCAATAAATCTCCAGGCGCAGGAGACACCGCAGGTCAAGGAGGCGTCCCGGCTGGAAATGTTATTTTAGAAGAAGAAGAAGAATAAGAATATGGAAGATAAGCTTAAGAAAATATTTGATCTATATGTTCAGCAAGGATTGCTCACAGAAGACGAGGCTTCATTTGAAAAGTGGAGTAAGGCCAATGAGAACCAACAGGAACAGCTGTTTAAGTTAGGGCAGAAGAGTGGTATCTTTTCTAAAGAAACTCCTTTGGAATCCTTCTCTGCTATTTGGGGAGTAAAAAAAAAAGACGAATCCGAACCTACTTCTCAAGAGGGAGATATGGCATCCACTACACCAGTGGCGGGGGAAGAACCTATCTCATCGGAGTCTTCCGAGGTCGTTGACTCAAGCGTTACAATCCCTGGAGGTAGAAGAGGTGACGTTATAGGGCAGGTCCCAGATGAGTTTGGTGGGGGAGACATCACACAGTTTGAGTCTGGGAGAAGGCATAGAGGACAAAGGAGTACTCGAGCGGAAGAAGATCGAGATAGAAGAGCCTCATTGTGGGACGAGAGAGGGGGTACCGTCGCTACTGGGGAGAAAGATACTGCCCTGGAAAGAACGTTTGGAAAGAATGAGGTAACAGATTTCTTTGGAGATATATGGAGGGCGGGAGCGAAAGGAGTAGAGACGGGGAATACCGTAGACGAAGCTTTAGAGATGATGTACAAAGGGAAGGAGGCGTCGTCCCAAGATATCCAAGACTACCTAAATGCCAGCGAAGCTTTAGCTGAGAGAGGAGAGTCGGATGAGATGCGGAGTTTTAACCAAGCTTTTCAAGCGGCTGGAGGTGGAGCATGGGGTTTCTTAAACGGTATGTGGGATTCTCCTACGGCAATATCTGAGATCGCTATTACAAGTATAACACAGATGCTGAACCCAGCATCTTTAGCTGCGGCAGGAGCTACAACAGCGGCGTTTACGGCAGCAGGAGCGGCATCAGGTGCTGCTGGTGGTTCTCTATTCATGGGTGTGGGAGCAGCTCCAGGTGCTGGAGTAGGAGCGGTAGCAGGGGCGGCAGCCAGTATCCCTTACGCTATAGGAGCGGCGGGAGCTACGTTGGAAGCAGGGTTATCTTTCTCTGAGTTCCTTCAAGAGGAGGTCTCAGCTATGGGGTTGGACTTAGATGAGGATGGAGTACGTGCCGTCTTTGAAGACCCCGACGCTATGTTAAGGATTAGAATGAAGGCAGCAGGTAGGGGTGTAGTTATTGGTATTATCGATGGACTGACAGCTGGAGTAGCAGGTAAGATAGGAGCAGGTATAACTAAGACAGGTGTTAAAACAGGTAAGGCCCTTAAGAGGAGTAAGCTTGAAGCCTTAGCTGCAGGTACTGTTATTGAAGGAGCAGGAGGAGGATTAGGAGAGGCTACTGCACGGGCCGTAGTAGGGCAAGAGATGGATGCTTTAGAGATTGGATTTGAGATGGTAGGCGGTGGGCCGGGGTCTATCCTTTCGGTAGCCCCAGCGTTGGTAGGAAAAGGTAAGTATGCCTTCGGTCCTGACGGGGCTCCTATGACTCGGGAGGAGATGATTAAGATGGTGACCGAAACAGACGACGTCACCTTTGCCGGATCGAAGTTAAAAATAAAAGGCGATCCAGGCTTGAAGCTTTTAGCAGAGGAAAGGAAGACCAAGCTACGGAAGCAGGCTG